TCCTCACAAATCATATGAACAATTTATGTGGACAAAAAATGGCCACCAAACCATATATTGGCCCACACAACAAGAATGGAATGAAATGTGTGAAAACCGTGAAACATTTTCTTCCAAAAAAGACTTGACAGATCCCAAAGATGTGTTATAGTAATTGTATAAACTAATAAAAAGGAGAAAAATATGTTTGGTGGAGCAATGGTAATGGAAATGCCTAAAGATAAAGAAGAAAGAAAAAAATTATGGCAACCATTTACTGAAGGTGATTTAGATAAAATCACTGGTAAAGTCATCATGATGGTAAATTTCATAAAATATGAATGCACAGAAAACGATAAACTTTTATTAAAAGATTGGTGGACTGACGGTGATTGCGGTAGGCCAATATTTGGATCTAAATTGCTATCGGCCAGCCGTGCAAAAAAAATATTAAACAAAATAAAAGACAGGATACAAGTAGTTCAAATAACAGGTAATGGTGCTGAATCTAAGAAATATGTTAAAGCACAAAATTTATATTGTTATCTAACCTTTCAATCTTGGATGAAGCATTATGCAAGTCAAATTGAACAGAATTAGAGGGGTTTAAGTTTTCCATTCCTCTCTGATAAGGGGCACTCGACAAACTAATGCCTGCCTGAGTGCCCTTTTTTTACGGCATAAATATCTACAATGCCGTTATCACCCGCACAAAAAACCATAGCAGACAGCAACAAGAGATTTAGAGTCCTTGTTTCAGGTAGAAGATTTGGTAAAACACATCTGGCTATCCGTGAACTGTGCAAGGCGGCAACTCAGCCAAATCGCAAAGTATTTTATGTGGCCCCATCATACAGAATGGCCAAACAAATTGTGTGGGAACAACTCAAAAAACGATTGAGAGAATTGAGATGGGCAGATAGGATCAATGAAAGTGATCTATCAATCCGTTTGGTCAATGGCAGTTTAATTTGTTTGAGAGGTGCTGACAATGAGGATAGTTTAAGAGGTGTTGGATTGGACTTTATTGTGTTGGATGAGTTTGCTGACATTGATGCCAAAGCATGGCACGAAGTGTTGAGACCCACACTGTCAGACACTGGTGGCTCTGCACTATTTTGTGGCACACCCAAAGGCATAGGTAATTGGGCATATGATATATTTCAACATTCTAAAACAGATGTTGACAATTGGCAATCATTTCAGTATACTACAATTGAAGGTGGGCAAGTTCCCAAAGAAGAAATAGCACAAGCACAACAGGATCTAGATGCAAGAACATTTAAACAAGAATATGAAGCCTCATTTGAAACATATTCAGGCACCATATACTACAACTACACTCAAGACTCTGTATATAAAGAGGATAAAACACCATTAAAAGATGCCAAACACATTTATATTGGCATGGACTTTAACATTGATCCTATGAGTGCATGTGTGGCAGTAAAAACACAAAAAGGTTTGGTTGTGATGGATGAAATATCAATATATGGATCAAACACAGATGAAATGGTAGATGAAATACGAACAAGATACCCCCAAAAGCACATCACAGTGTTTCCAGATCCAGCATCAAGGCAAAGAAAAACATCAGCAGGTGGTAGAACAGATTTATCAATATTGGTAAATGCTGGATTCACAGTAAAAGCCAAACCACAACATCCTGCTGTGAGAGATAGAATAAATGCAGTCAATTCTGCACTCAAATCTGCAGATGGGCAACAAAAATTATGGATAACACCCAACTGCAAACAAGTGATTAGATCACTGTCAAGACAAATATACAAACCAGGCACATCACAACCCGACAACAATGAAAACTTGTCGCATATGAATGATGCATTGGGCTATATGGTAGAATACCTATATCCCGTGACGAGAAACCGCATAAATAACAATGCACCAACTACCTGGACAATGAAAGTAAAATAGAGGACACAGCATGGCAACAATTTATGATGCTTTTGATGTTGAGTATAGATTAGAATATCTTGGATTACCTGTTCACCCTGAATGGAGAAAGAACATCAAAAGATGGACTTATTATTCTGATTCATTCAACGGAGGCAATGATTTTAGATCAGGACAATATTTGGTAAAATATATCCTAGAAAGTTCAGAAGAATACGAAAACAGAATCAAAGCAACACCATTGGACAATCATTGCAAGTCAGTGGTAGAAACATACAATTCATTTTTATTTAGAACACCACCCAAAAGAGATTACGGCACACAGGTAGGCAATGATCCAGCATTGGATCCATTTTTAAATGATGCTGATCTAGACGGCAGATCATTCAATTCATTCATGAGAGATTGTGCTACATTTTCAGCAGTGTATGGACATGTTTGGGTGTCAATTGACAAACCAACCACACAGGTGGCAACAAGAGCAGACGAATTACAACAAGAGATTAGACCATATGTTTCAATCATCACACCAGAGAATGTGATCGATTGGCAATACACAAGAAAACCAAACGGTGTTTATGCACTGTCATCAATTACTATATTAGATGGCATTGATGAAAATGCCGCATACTACAGAACAATCACGGCTACTGAGACAACAATATACAAAAGAACATCACAAGAACAAGAAGCAAACATCATTGATGTTATTCCAAATCCAATTGGAGCAGTTCCTTGCATACCAGTTTATGCAGGTAGAACACAAACCAAAGGCTTGGGCATATCAGACATATCAGACATTGCTGACATGCAAAGAGCATTGTATAATGAATTAAGTGAACTTGAACAACTTATAAGGATTTCCAACCATCCCAGTCTATGTAAAACATCTTCCACACAAGCATCAGCAGGTGCAGGATCGGTTATAGATTTACCGGATGATTTGGACCCCAACCTGAAACCATTTTTGTTGGAGCCTAGTGGCAGTGGTATAGAACAAATCATTGCTTCAATCAATGAGAAAACTAACTCCATAAACAGAATGGCTAACATGGGTGGGGTAAGATCTACAGCAACTAGACAATTGAGTGGTATTGCTATGCAAACAGAAAGAGAACTACTCAATGCTAGACTATCACAAAAAGCAGACAACCTAGAACTTGCTGAAGAGCAAATTTGGAGGATGTGGGCACTGTGGCAAGGCAAAACATTTGATGGAATCATTGATTATCCAGATTCATTCAATATACATGACAAAGAAAACACAGTGGCATTGCTTAAATTAGCCAAAGAGTCAAAACCAGAGAATGCAGAACTATTAAAACAAATTGACATCATGTTGGCCAAAGCACTTATCAAAGATGAAGATATATTAGAAAAAGTGATGGAAGAACAGCAAGAAGTTGGTGAAGTTCAAACACAAGCACCATTACAAACTGAAATGCAACACCCTACCATAGAGTCAGTGGACAAATTGGTAGCACATTTGAGAGAGATGGTGGAGCAGGGGTATACCAATGAACAAATTATTCAACTACATCCGGAACTATCTGGATTTTTCAATAATCAAAATGGAGGAAATGACAATGGCTAGAAAACCAATGATGGGTCGTAAGAAAAAAGACGACAAAAAGAAAAAGTCAAAAAAATCAGGTAAAAAATCAAGAGGCTAGTGATAGTCCAAGAAAGATACCGTGAAGTTGATTGGGAGCAATACTTCCAATCAATTTCTGATGTATGCCCATGGAGTCTAGAGGCATACCAAAATGATCTAATTAAATTTGCAAGATATTCAGATACCAAAGTATTTTACCACGATGAAACATGGAACACAAGAAAACACATGGCTGTAATTTATTATGATGTTTCATCAGATGTGGATGACCTTATTTGGACAGTGGATCAATTTGATCAATTGCCCAATACCATTTGCTTTTGGAGTCATCCAGACCATACCAAAGGCAAAAACAAACAATGCACGATTCCTATCATAATACAACAAGGTAGAGCAACCTTGGAAGCAATTAGGAAACAGCATAAATACAACAAACAATCGCAAAGATTGGACAGTTAAACTCAAAACTCAAAAGGAGGATTTACATGAGTGATATGGAACAAAACACAGAGCAAACTCAGGCTCAACCAGTAGAAACAGAAGCACCAGCAACTGAAGATGCTGTAACTGAGGCGAAGACTTTTACACAGGCTGACTTGGATAAGATTGTGGCAGACCGTGTTTCGAGAGAAAGACGAAAGTTTGAAAAGAAGTATGAAGGCATTGATCCTGAATACTACACAGAATTATCTGCAAAGGCTGAAAAGGAGAAACAAGACAAACTCAAAGCCAAAGGCGAGTTTGAACAACTTTTAAAAGACACAGTGTCTAAGAAAGATGAACAAATTAGTGCTTTGCTTAATCAAGTGAAAACTATCAAGGTAGATGGTTCATTGCTTGATACTGCTTCTAAACACAAGGCAGTTAATCCAGGGCAAGTTTCACAACTGCTCAAGGATCAAGTGCAAATGAATGAAGCAGGTGATGTTGAGATTGTTGATCCTAAAACACAGCAAGTGAGATACAATGACAAAGGTGAACACCTTTCAGTGTCAGAACTTGTTGAAGAATTTTTAACAGCAAATCCTCACTTTGTGAGTGCTACTCCATCAGGCAGTGGAACAACATCAAAAGTAGGCGATGCTGGCGGCGGTGAAAAGTTAGACATTAGTAAATTAGATATGTCCAAGCCTAGTGATAGGGCAAAATATGCCGAATATCGCAAGAAGGCAGGACTTCGTTAACATTACAAGGAGACATGAACAATGGCAAACGAAACAACTAACACTACACTTGATGATCTGATTTCCCCGTTGGTAGCAGAAGCATTATTTGTAGCAAACGAGAGATCCATTATGAGAGGCTTGGTAAGAAATTACACAATGCCAATGAATAGTGGTAAAACAATCCAAGTGCCGATTTACCCAACAGTAAGTGCGGCGGCAGTTGCAGAAGCAACAGACTTAACTAACACAGCAATCTCAACTTCAAAAGCAGACTTAACTGTATCAGAAGTTGGTATCATGACAACATTAACTGACTTTGCAAGAAATGTTTCAGAATCAGATGTAGTATCAGACCTAGGTAGATTATTTGGTGAAGCAATTGCCAAAAAAATTGACACAGACATGACTGCATTATTTGGAACTTTCACAAACACAGTTGGTGATGCATCAACGGCTTTATCTGCATCTTCAATTTTCCAAGCAGTGGCAAAATTAAGAGCCGCAGGTGTGCCAGGTGATGATTTAGCATGTATCGTGCATCCACAAGTAGCATTCGATCTAAAATCAGGCTTAACAAACACATTTGCTAACCCTAACCCAGGTGTTGGTAATGAAGCATTAAGAACTGGTTTTGTTGGTCAAATCGCAGGTGTTGATGTATACGAAACATCAAACATGGCTGACTCATCAGGTAACTTACCAGGAACAACTGGTGATTACAAAGGTGCATTGATTCACAGAGATGCAATCGGTTTAGCAATGATGCAGGATCTTAAAATTGAAACTCAAAGAGATGCAAGTTTAAGAGCAACTGAAATTGTTGCAACAGCAGTATACGGTGTTGGTAAATTACACGACTCTTATGGTGTTGAAATTGAAGCAGACTCTTCAATCCAGTAATTAATTACTTGATTGCAGTAGCAACCAAACAAAGTGTGGGCAGGCAACTGCCCATACTCACACAAGGAGAAACAGATGAGCAACTATTCAACGGATGCAGATGTATTAGAATACGAACCACAGATCAAAGAGTATGGTATCATTGATTTTTCATCATATCATGCCAAGACCACAGCAGATATTCAAAGACTGCTTCGTATAGAATGGTGGCCTCGTGTTTCAAGAACACAAACAGCATCACAATATTTTAGAACAACAGATTTAGAAATGGACAACACCAAACTACAGTCAGCACAATTCACTCGTGCGGCAGTGTTCCATGTGTTGGCCTACTACATACTACCACAACTCACACAGCACAATGCTGAAAGAGACAGATTTAGAGAAATGATTGATTTTTACAAGGCCAAATTCAGAGAAGAATTTGATCTTGTGTTGCAGGATGGTGTAGAATATGATTATGATGCATCAGGCACAGTAGAAAACACTGAAAAACAACCAGAACACTTCAACAGATTGGTTAGATAATGGCAAATGTAAGAGAACAAATTGCTGAAGACATAGTAACTGATTTGCAAGGCATCACAACACCTGGTGTTGTTATAGTATCAAGGAACCCAATCAACACTACAGACTTGTCTATAGCACAATATCCAGCCATTATGGTAAGGACCACAACAGAGTCAAGAGAAGATGCTACCATGCAAACAGACACATTGCGATTTGGCACCATTGACTACACAATAACAGGATTTGTGAGAGCAGAATCATCAGCAACCACTGTGAACAATTCAATTGACACACAAAGAAATGATTTGATTGAAGCAATATCAGAAAAATTAGAAGAAGATAGAACACGAAATTCAAAAGCATTGAACAGTTTTGTCACAGAAGTAGCAGTAGATGATGGCACTGTTTATCCATTAGGAAGGATAGATATTACCTTCCGT